GGCGGGGTATTTTCCCCGCCTTTTTTAATGGAGTTTAAAATGTACTATTATCAAATTCAATTTAAGCAAAAAGACCGCCTTGATTGTTATACAAAGTTTGAAACCCTGCGGGGGTGTAAGCAGGAATATTTCCGTAGGATTCAACGGGCGAACCTAGTCAAAAAACAAGACGTTCAGGAAATTGTAGTTTGCAAGGGAAATAAGATTTACGGCTATTACAATTCCGATTTTATACGGGACAAATCCAAACCCGTTTTTGTTCACAATATATTTTATGGACTAGATTAAACCCTACCATATAACGCGATTTAAGGCCGTTTTTAGACGGCCTTTTTTTATTTGCTTATAACAGTAAATCAAACCCGCCACCGCCCCTCTTTGGCCCTTTAAAACGTACCGTGAGCCGTGGACCGCGGGGGATGGTCGATTGTCCCGCACCAACTACCGCGGACCGACTAGCTCGAATCCTTAACCAACTACCGCGGACCGTTTACCGCGGACCGACTACAATTAAAAACGAATCACTTGTAAATTTTCTTTACCAACTACCGCGGACCGACTACCGCGGACCAATAAAAAACGCGTGGGACCCACGAATATCGGGTCATTTTTCCATCATCAAAAACCATGAAAAACGGCAAAAAATCGACGGCCCACGGTGCGTCGGCACGAGGGCTAGGGCTATGTTTCTCTCAAATATTTCACCGTAAAAACGAACAGCTATTTACTATTAAGAAAAAATGGTTATTTTAAGGGTCAGGGGCCCCCGATGAATGTACCGATAAACCATCTGAATGAAGATAAGCTTTTGAAGCTTGAACTGCGGTTAGCGCAGCTTGAAAAGAATGATGCGTGTAAAGATAATTTTTTAACTTTTGTTCGATCTATGTGGCCTGAGTTTATAGCGGGGAGGCATCATCATATTATTGCGGAGAAGTTGGAGCGGGTTGCGAGCGGCGAGTTAAAGCGTTTGATTATCAACATGGCACCGCGGCACACGAAGAGTGAGTTTGCGTCTTTTTTGTTTCCTGCGTGGATGATGGGCCGTAATCCGCGGATGAAGATTATTCAGGCGACGCACACGACGGATTTGGCGGTAAATTTTGGTCGTAAGACGAAGAATTTGATTGACAGTGATGATTATAAGACAGTTTTTCCTGAGGTTAAGTTAGCTGCGGACAGTAAGGCGAGTGGTCGGTGGGATACGTCTAGTGGTGGGATGTACTATGCGGTTGGTGTGGGGTCGAATTTGGCGGGTCGTGGTGGGGATTTAGTAATTATTGATGATCCGCATTCGGAGCAGACGGCTATGTCGAATACAGGTTTTGATGATGCTTGGGATTGGTATACTGGGGGCCCCCGACAGAGGTTACAGCCGGGTGGGAGTATAGTTTTGGTACAGACGCGGTGGTCGGAGAAAGACATGACGGGTCAGTTATTGAGGGCGATGGCTAAAGATCCGTTAGCGGATCAGTGGGAGGTAGTGGAGTTACCTGCTATATTTGAGGATGGCAAGGCGTGTTGGCCTGAGTTTTGGAGTTTTGATGATTTGACCGCGGTCCGCGCTTCTATTCCGTTGAGCAAGTGGAATGCGCAGTATCAGCAGAATCCTACTGGTGAGGAGAATGCGATTATACCTCGTGAGTGGTGGAAGAAGTGGGAGCAGGAGAAGATACCGCAGTTACAGTATGTGATACAGAGTTATGATACGGCATTTAGTAAGCGGGAGACGAGTGACTATAGTGCGATAACGACGTGGGGGGTATTTTTTCCTGAGGAGGCGGGGGCCCCTAATTTAATTTTGTTGGACAGTCAGAAGGGTCGTTGGGATTTTCCTGAGTTGAAGGGGATGGCGTTTGAGTTATGGGAGTATTGGGAGCCTGACGCGGTGATAGTGGAGGCTAAGGCGAGTGGCTTGCCGTTGACGCAGGAGATGAGGCAGACGGGGATACCTGTGGTAAATTTCACGCCAAGTAAGGGGAATGACAAGGTAACGCGGGTTCATGCGGTTAGTCCGTTATTTGAGGCGGGGATGGTTTGGGCCCCTGACGAGACGTGGGCTGAGGAGTTGATAGAGGAGGTGGCTGCGTTTCCGAATGGGGAGTATGATGATTTGGTGGATAGCATGACACAGGCGTTAATGAGGTATCGTCAGGGTAATTTTGTACAATTACCAACAGATGACTGGCATGATGAGGAAAATTCTGTTAAGGTGAAGGCGTATTATTGACATGAGGACAAAACATGGCTGAGAAAGTTGGAAGTTTAATGGACAAGAATGTCCCTTCGCAGTTGGATGAAGCGGATTTGATGGCGGAGATAGAGCTTGAGATACCTAGCACGGACGACGGTCCGCTGCTCATGGACCCTAATATTGAGATAGAGATTACGGAAGAAGAGGACGGGGGAGCTACTGTAGACTTTGATCCTGAGGATGAGCGGGAGGAAGTTGGGTTTACGGAGAACTTAGCGGAGAACATTTCTGATATGGAGTTGGGTCGTATTTCTTCGGATTTACTGGGGGAGTTTGACGCTAACAAGGCTAGTCGTCAGGAGTGGGAGGATGCGTATACTGATGGTTTGGAGCTTTTAGGTTTTAATTATGAGGAGAGGTCGCAACCGTTTCGCGGTGCGAGTGGCGTGACGCATCCTTTGTTGGCGGAGGCTGCTACGCAGTTTCAGGCGCAAGCTTTTAATGAGTTATTACCTTCTTCTGGTCCTGTTCGGACGGTGATTATGGGGGAGAGAACGCGGGCCAAGCAGGAGCAGTCTGAGCGGGTTCGTCATTTTATGAACTACTATGTTACGAATGTGATGGAGGATTACACGCCTGACATGGATCAGATGTTGTTTTATTTACCGTTAGCGGGGAGTACGTTTAAGAAGATTTATTTTGATGAGGTAGCGGGCCGTGCTATGAGCAAGTTTGTGCCTGCGGAGCAGTTGATTGTACCTTATGACACGTCGGATTTGGACAACTGTCCGAATGTAACGCATATTGTTCGCATGGGTTTGAACGACTTGAGGAAGCAACAACTTGCGGGAATTTATTTAGACATGGATGTTATTCCTGCACAGGGGGATGTATCGGAGGTTCAAGGGGAGATAAACAGAATATCTGGTGTGGAACCTTCTCAGATTGACTATGACTGTACGTTATTGGAGTGTCATGTTGATTTAGATTTAAAAGGTTTTGAAGAGGTGGATGACGAGGATGAGCCTACAGGGGTGAAGCTTCCTTATATTGTTACTATTTCTCAAGATAACGGCAAGATATTGTCTATACGAAGAAACTACAAAGAGGATGACAGCCTAAAGAGGAAGATACAATATTTTGTACATTTTAAATTTTTACCGGGTTTTGGGTTTTATGGCTTAGGTTTGATACATACGATTGGCGGACTCTCGCGAACCGCCACGGCAGCACTGAGGCAGTTGATCGACGCGGGTACGTTATCAAATCTCCCTGCGGGCTTCAAGGCCCGTGGTCTACGGATCCGTGATGACGAAGATCCTCTTCAGCCGGGTGAATTTAGAGATGTAGATGCACCCGGTGGGGCTATCAGGGATAGCCTCATGCCATTGCCGTTTAAGGGTCCCGATCAAACTTTATTTAATTTATTAGGGTTTGTGGTACAGGCGGGTCAGAGGTTTGCGACGATTACCGATATGAAGGTTGGGGATGGCAATCAGCAGGCAGCTGTGGGTACGACACTGGCTTTATTGGAGCAGGGTAGCCGTGTGATGAGTGCGGTACATAAAAGGCTTCATTATGCTATGCGTTTAGAATTTAAACTGTTGGCAAAGGTAATGGCGGAGTTTTTACCACAGGAGTATCCCTATGCTGTTGAGGGTCAGGATCAAAAGATCATGGCGGAAGATTTTGATAGCAAGGTGGATATTTTACCTGTTTCTAATCCAAACACCTTTAGTCAGGCACAAAGAATAGCTTTGGCGCAGACAAAGATGCAGTTAGCGACTCAGGCTCCAGAGATACATAATATGTATGAGGTGTACCGGGATATGTATGAGGCGATTGGTGTATCGGATGTAGATAGGTTATTAAAGTCTATGCCTGACGAGGAACCGCGGCCCTTGGACCCTGCACAGGAGAACATTAATGCTATGGACATGATGACGTTGAAAGCGTTTGAGGGTCAGAACCATCAGGCGCATATTCAGGCGCACTTGGTATTTGGGTCATCCCCGTTGGTGGGTTCTGTTCCTCCTGTGGCAGCGACATTGCAGAAGCACGTTTTGGAACACGTCAAGATACAGGCGGAGGAGCAAGCGAAAGCTCAGATGGCGCAAGCGGGTCCTATGCCTGTGGAGTCTCAAGAGTTGAACTATCAGGCTATGGTGGCTCAGTTAGTGGCGCAAGGTATGCAGCAGGCTAAGGAGCTATCTGGACAAATATCTGGTCAAGGTCCTGATCCTCTGGTAAAACTAAAAGAGCAGGAGCTACAGATTCGTGCACAGGCTGAACAGAATGACGCAAATACTGACAAGGCCAAGTTACAGTTGGATGCACAGAATCAACAGATTAGAGCGGATCAGTTTGGCAAGAGGTTAGCTAGTCAGGAGGCTCAAACAGAGGCTAGGATACAAAGTGCGATGGAACGAGAACTATTAAAACAGAGAGGAAAATAAAATGGCAAAAGTAAGAATAGTTACTAACACACCGGGAGCTGCACCAAAAGCTTCTACTTCGGCTGAGATAAAAGGTCAGGGCAGTATTCCTTATGGAAAGACTAAGGAGGTAAAAGTCCCGACTAAGATGGCTAAAATGACCGCCAGAGGTATGGGCGCGGCTACAAAAGGTGGTAGCTACATAGGTGTTGTGTAAAAAAATTTAAAAAAATAATTTTAGTAAGGGAGGAGTAAGTCACAAAGTTTAAAGGGATATTTTAGTAATGCTTGGAGATATAGTAACAGGTATTAATCTGGTTAAACAGAGTGTGGCTTTTATAAAAGAAAACATAGCTACAGCTAAAGACATTTCTTCTATTGCGTCGCAGATAGATGATTTGTTTGAAGGTAAAAATCAATTAGATAAGAAAAGGTCTAAAAAGGATGGGGTCAGTTTAGCCGACCAGTTTGGAGTAAAGAGTGTTGCTAATGAGATTATTGATGCAAAACTAGCTGCAGAAAAGTTATACGAGGTAAGTGTATTAGTAGATCAACGGTTCGGTCATGGTACATGGCAAGCTATATTAACAGAACGAGCAAAGCGCATTGAAGCCGCTAAAAAAGCTAGAAAAGAAGCAATTAAGGTTAAGAAGAAACAACAAGAAGAAATTATGGAGATATTAGGTTATTTTATTATGGGGTTATGCGTAATAATTTTAGTGGCAGGGGTTTTGTTTGCAGTAATGTCTTTTGCGGATGTGGTTAGAACGGGGGCCTTTAATGGAAATTGAAGATTTTTTATTATATGTAGTGGTTTTGTTAGCTTTTCTTTGGGCAACGCATTTTCCCCCAAAATGGTTGTTTATTAAGTAATGGGAAAGAGATCGGATTTTATTCGTATTGAGAGGGATTTTTATCCCACTCCCTTAAAAGCGATTGAACCTTTATTACCTCATTTAGATGACTACACTTCCTACGCGGAGCCTATGGCGGGAGATGGGTCTTTAATAAATGGTTTAAATCAAATGTCGGATTTATCTTGTGAATGGTCTTCGGACATAGAACCGCGAGGACCTGACATAAAGCAAGCAAATATTTTTGATATAACCCTTACAGAGATAAGTATTGATACGGACGTAATTATTACCAACCCTCCTTGGTCTAGGGAAACTTTGCATCAATGTATTATGCACTTATCTGCTATAAGGCCCTCGTGGTTATTGTTTGATGCGGATTGGATGCACAATGTATCGGCTAAACCTTTTTTACCTTTTTGTCATAAAATACAAAGCGTTGGTCGTGTGAAGTGGTTTCCTGAATCAAAGCATACGGGAAAAGACAATGTTTGTTGGTATTTATTTGACCAAAATAAAAAATCGCATACAGTAGAGTTTTACCCTAGAGGTTGGCTTTAACATTTTTTTATGATAAAAAGGTACACATGACACAGAAAAAATTGCAAAAAGGGTCTGCTTGGGAGAATGCTGACTTAGATAACAACGGTGTTATCACCGACGGTGAGATGGCTATGGCTGCTAAGATGGAGCAGTTGCAACATCAACGTGAGATGCACGATAACTTGGATAAAATGCAAGATCAACAACGTATGATGGCGTGGGTGGCTATGGGTTCGATGGTTGTGTTTGTCGTGGTTATGATGACTCCTATTATTGATATAGATAGGGTAAATCAACTATCTGGGTTTTTAAACACGTTCTTTGTTAGTCAAGCTGCTGTGGTTTCTGTCTTTATGGGGGCTACCGCTTACTCTAAACGTAACAATGATATATCGGTGCAGGCAAAATGAAATATTTAAAAGATATTACAATTTGTATTATGGGCGTTTCTCTAATGGGGATTTTAGCTCTTATTGTGGTTGATGAGTTTATGATGGCAAGTCAACATGGGGGTAAGCTAGACCCTTCTATAATTGAGCTACTTCAGATGAGTATAACGGGTATAGTAGGAATTGTTGCGGGTTGGGCATCAGCAAGAGGAGATAAGTAATGTCAGACAAGAAAATTAAAAAGGTTATAAAAGGTTTAAATAAGGCTTCAAAAACTCATGCAGGGCAAGCAAGGACATTAAAAACCGTTTTAAAAACAAAAAGGCGGAAGTAATGAGTTTATTAAATACTTTAATAGCTCCTGCAACCCAGTTACTAGATAAGTTTATAGAAGACAAAGATCAAAAAAACGCTTTGGCTCACGAGTTAGCAACTATGGCGGATAAGATGGCTAATGAGCAAGTGTTAGCTCAACTAGCGATAAACAAAGCGGAAGCATCCTCAGGAAGTTTGTTTAAAGGCGGATGGCGACCCGCTGTGGGTTGGATTTCTGCTATTGCTTTTGCGTATCATTTTGTTTTACAGCCTATAATTATTTTTGTTTTAACGGTGGTAGGAGTTGACATACCTACTTTGCCAGAGTTTGAAATGTCTACGCTCCTTACTGTTTTGGGAGGATTATTAGGAATTGGTGGATTACGGAGCTACGAGAAAACAAAGGGGTTAACAAAATGAAAGAGAATTATCAAAAGTGTTTAGAAAAGATTTTGCATCACGAGGGCGGTTATGTAAACCATCCCCGCGATCCGGGTGGAGAGACTAATCTTGGTGTGACTAAGCGAGTATACGAAGAATGGGGTGGCAATAAGAATATGAGAGATCTTACGGTAGAAGACGTAGCTCCTATTTATAAGACAAATTATTGGCTACGAGCTAAATGCCACCAACTACCATCAGGTTTGGATCTTGCGGTGTTTGATTGGAGTGTAAACAGCGGTGTGGGTCGAGCTGCTAAAAAGTTACAAAAGATGATAGGTACAGTAGCTGATGGGGGTATTGGTCCCAACACCTTACGCACATTAGATGAGTATATTGAACACCACGGTTTAGAGCAAACTATTAAGAACTATAGAAACATAAGACAGGCTTTTTATGAATCGTTGTCTACGTTTGAAACTTTTGGGAGGGGGTGGACTCGTCGCAACGATGAGACACAGGAAGCAGCTTTAGCGATGATTTAAAATTAACTAAGGGGAGGACTATGGCTAATATATATACACCGAAAAACGAAGAGGAAATTTTTGCACCTTTTAGCCCTATAATTGGCTACAAAAAAATGTCTCCAAGCTTTGTAGAAAAGCTTAACGACACAATGAATGACAAAATGGAGGATTGGTCGCCTAATCTAGTGGGTAAAGTTTCTCACGAGTTAAAATTCACTAAAGAGTTAGATCAGCTTTGGGCAAAAGAGATGGGTACTTTTTTAATGAAGTATCAAAGCCATGCTGAATTATATACCTCAATGGGTCGAAGAAACATACAACCTGACATTTTAAATTATAGCATAGACGTTACAAGTGGTTGGTTTGTTCGACAGTTTGAGAATGAGTACAATCCTATTCACGTTCACTTAGGTTCATATCTATCCTGTGTGGGGTATTTAAAGTTACCTGAGGGGATAGACGAGGAGTGGGAGGAAGATTACAAGGACCATCATCCTTCTAATGGTCATATACAATTTGTTTATGGTCACGCTGCAAATCATACGGGGTCTAATTGTTTGATGAAACCTCAAATAGGAGATTTTTATGTTTTTCCCGCGCATTTGCATCATTGCGTCTATCCGTTTAAGACAAAAGGAGAGAGGCGTAGTTTTAGTGTAAACTTCACGATATCGGCAACACCTAAAGTTATTGCCGAAGAAAAAGTCTAAAATGCACTTGATTATTTTATATTTTCCTACATAATCTTATAGATAAATACAATTTTATAGGATTTTATTTACAAATGAGTGATATTTTTGTTGCAGAAGCTGTTATTAGGCTTATAAAGGATCATAGGCGGACTGTTGTAGATCTTTTACAGTATGGAAATGTAAAGTCTATGGAGCATTACCGCGAATTAATGGGCAACTTAGATGCCTTGAATTATGTTGAACAGGAACTCAAGAGCCTGCTAAATAAACAGGAGCGAAACGATGAATAAAAGTGCTACCGTAGAGGCTACTGGTGCGCCAGAAGCCGTTGCAAACCTCTCAGAGGCATATCAAGAGAAGAAATTCTTAAACCCTGAGGCTTTAGGGGACTCTCTTTTGGAACGAATGCCAAACCCGACGGGTTGGAGAATATTAATTCTTCCCTATAAAGGTAAAGGCAAAACAGAATCAGGAATTTATTTACCCGATCAAGTAGTTGAACAAAATCAAGTATCCACACAGGTAGGTTACGTTCTTAAAATGGGCTTGTTGTGTTACAAGGACAAAGAAAAGTTTCCTTTTGGGGCATGGTGTAAAGAAAAGGATTGGGTAATGTTTGCACGTTATGCCGGTTCTAGGTTCAACATTGATGGGGGTGAAGTTAGAATACTCAATGATGATGAGGTTTTAGCTAAAATTAAAAATCCCGAAGATATTTTGCACTTTTAGGAGGTAGAAATGGCAGAAGATAAACAGATAGAACTAGAGTTAGAGGATTCTACAGACGTAGAAGTAGAAGTTTCATCAGAAGCGGATAAAGGGGATACTGTAGAAACGTCTAGGACGGAGACAGAACAAGACCAATTTGAAAAAGCGGAGTCTGCTACTCAGAAACGTATTAATTCTCTTACAAAAAAGATGCGAGAGGCGGAAAGACGAGAGCAGGAAGCTGTAAATTATGCGAAGAACGTGCAAAATGAGTCTAACAATCTTAAAGCTCGCCTTAATAATTTAGATACTAGCTATATAAATGAATATGATAACCGTGTTAAGAGTCAAATGTCTCAGGCGGAGAAAGATTTAGCCAGAGCTATGGAGATAGGTGATTCGGCAGCTGCGGTTGTGGCGAACAAGCAAATTGCGGAACTTTCCGTGCAAAATAGTCAGTTAAATCAGGCAAAAGCGCAACAGGAACGGCAAAACGCGGTAAAACAGCAACAGGCTTATGCCCCGCAACCGCCTGTACAGCAACAACAACAGGTACGAAGACCCGACCCAAAAGCAGAGGATTGGGCAAGCAATAATGATTGGTTTGGACAAGATGAGGCCATGACTTTTGCTGCTTTTGGCATACATAAACGCCTTGTAGAAGAAGAAGGGTTTGACCCCAGAAGCGATGAGTATTATACTGAGTTAGATCGACGTAT